TGCCTACAAAGGCATCTTCAAATCTATTATTTTTAACTACAAGTGTTACAGTTGCACCTTGTGTATCTGCTTCTAAATTACCTGTTGCGCCTCTATTAAATGCAAATGGACCATAATTACCGTCTGGAGCTGTCATATTACAACCATTATCAGCTGGTTGACCACCTGCATTACTTGTTGCTATTGATGCACTTAAACTAACACCTGGTTTGAAATATGATGCTGCTGTTGCTAAATAAAGTTGTAAACCTGTTCCGCTTCCACCTGCATATATAGGTTCATTTGGATTTTGACTACCTGAGTATAATGGCTCTACTATAGCGTCAAATTTATTTCTTGAACTTGTTGGATATGATAATCCTTTAGTTTCAAATCTTTGATATGATTCTGGTCTTACTAAATATGGATCTTGAAGTACCATTACTCCAGCTGTTGTACCTGTAACTGAACCCGATACACTAGAAGTAACCCAAGTATTAATTTCATCTTGAGAAAATTTAAGTACATATCTACTAACTTGAGGTGAGTCTTGTTGTATAATAGTAGTAGCTTCTAATATTTCATCTAACCCAGTATTCATACTTTGAGATAAAGTATACATTGAAGCATCTTTTGTAGGGAATATTTTTCTATTTGCCATTTTTATATTTTATTATATTACCACAACTCTACCTATTATATCTTGTCTAGGATATTTAACCTCAAAAATCATAGGATCAATTGATGGGTATATTACTTCATCATTAGTAACACCACAAGATTTACTACCACCAGCATCTGATGTTATACTATATGAAAAATTACTATATCCTTTACTTTCTCCAGTTAAATTATTTATTATTATATTTTTTACTATTTGTACCCCACTTACTTTACTTAATAGTACAAATATATCTTTAACTATTATTGGTTGGTTTATTAACCATCTATCTATATTAAAGTATTCTATAAGTGAATCTATACTAGCAGTTAGCACTTCATTATTATTAAAATTAGGATTAACAACAATTTCAAAATTGACTTGAATATTAATAATATAAGCATCTTTTATATTAATAGAATCATTAATCATTCTATATTCTGATAGATATGTTGATAGATTTCTTTTTAATGCTATTGAAGCATTTCTTAAATTTTTATTAATATCATAAGATAAAACATATAAATCTAAAACCGATGGTAATTCACCTGATTGGTAATCTCCTATTTTTTGAGGTTGAACATGAGCTTTAGCTATTACTCCTAAATTAGAAGGCATTGATAATGCTCTAACTAAATAATCTTGAGCTGTTACTGTTCTTAATTGATTTTGAAAATTACCTAAAGCATTTTGTCTTAATTCTTCTATACTATCTCCATCTTGTCCTCCATCAGCTGCTACTGCATTATTAGTAGCTAGAGAAGCAAAGATTTGATTAGCTAAAGTTGTTGTAACTGCTGGGGTAGTAATTATTGGTTGGTTTACAAAAGATACACTTGTATCATCTACATCAGTTAAAGTTCCTGCTTCTACATTAGCACTTACACCCCCTCCTGTTAGATATCTTACTGTTAAAGTAGTATTATAAGGAGCAATACCATAAGTATTTGTAAATACAAAATTTGTAGGAGAAAAAGCTGTTGTTAATTTTGTTTGTTCAAATGGTAAACCTAAACCTACATTATCAGGATTAGGTATGATTTCTTCTGTAGTTGATCTAGTACTACCTGCACCAAATTGTAATTGTAATGAACCTGAATCTATAAAACGCGATGCAAATCTTCTTTGTACAGTTTTTAATTCTAATAAATAAGGAACTTCTTCATCTACAATAAAATTTGGGTCATTTGTATTTGTGTTTCTAATAGAATTAAAGACATTTTCTTGAGCTAAATTAGGTACTTCATACCATTGATTTCCATTACTATCAAATACATCTAAAATGCCTACAATATTAGTATCATTTATATTTACACTATCAAATTTTTTAGCATTAGTAAATGTAAATTGTTTTGTTACAATTTTTGATGAAGTGGCTTTTCTTGTCTTTTTTAATAAATAATAAGTTGGATTATTATTTGCAATTTGGTAAACTGATACCGTAGTAGGATCAAGTGAACTTGAAGCAGAAAAATCAACTGCATCTTTAGTTAAAAATTTAATTGTACTATCATTTATACAAGTTACTTGTGTGTTTTCTGGTACTAATAAAGCATAATTATAGTCAGGAATATAAACACTAGCACTTAATATAGCTGGGACTTGTTGATAATAATCTAATGGAACAGTTGCAACTGTTGTAACTTTAGGTACATAACCTAATGAGTAAGCTAAAGCATATAAATTTTGGTTTTGTCTTGCTTTTTGTATAAATGTTTCTTGAATTTGATTATCTAAATAAAAAGACATTACATCTCCTACATAAGAAGCCATTTCAATAAATAACATTCCAGTAGATGTTTCTGTAAAATCATTATAAGTATCTGGGAAATATGTTTTAGAATATTGTATTAGTTGATTTCTAATAGTATTAAAATCTCTATCAGTATATCTTATATCTCTTTTTAAATTAGCCATTATTGTAATTCTATATTAATCATATCTTCAATACCAAAATTTTCTATTTGATATGTAAGAATGAAATTAGTTGTATTATTATCTATCTCATTTTCAAATTTTATATCTTTAATAACAATATTAGGGAAAAATCTACCTATATTATCTTGAATACTTAATAATAATTCATCTTGAGTAGAATCTACTATACCTTCAAATAATAATGATCTTAAATTAGCACCAAAATTAGGATTAAATACTCTTTCTGTTTTATTAGTTAATAAGTAATTAATTAAATTAGCTTTAATTTGATCTCTAGTTGTATATGTTGGAAGAAATACAGCAGGTCCATTCATAGGAAATCCATACCCAACCGCTACACTAGGGGTAAGATCTATTGGAAATTTACTCTGTATTATTTTTGCCATTATTTATTATTTACCCATTAATCCTGCTATTTGACTCATATCAACTTCACCTGGAGGTAAAGTACCATTTGCCACATCCATATTAGTTTGTGGTTGAAAGGTTTGAGCATTATTACTTGTAAAAGTTGAAGCTGTATCACCTAATATGTTTTTATATGCTTCTCTTTTAGCTTCTGCAGTCATTGTTGGAGTTTGAGGCATTATTGGTGCTTTATTTTCCATTACAGGAGCTGTATATGTTGGTTGTGTTATAACTTTTGGAGTTTTAACAGCTTCTAATAAAATTTCTTTTAATTCTTCTTGAATTGCCTCTCTAACGGCTTCTTTTATTATTGTTTTTAGTGCTGATGTCTTCATTTTATTTATAAATATTAATTAATTATACTTTTGTATATTTTCTACGTTACTTTGTTCTAATGGAGTTGTATTTGATAATATAGTTTTATCTTCTATTGTAAACTGTGTGAAATTTGTTGGATAGAAAAATGCTTCACCCCCTGCTATAGGATTACTATTAATTATTTCTAAATCATATGAATAAGTTCCTATTAATTCTAAACCACCTATTATTTCATCTATAGTTTCATTAACAGCTGCTAATTGTGTTACTTGAATTGGTATAGTAATATCAGTATTTTCATTTCCTACTTGTGTTGGTATAATTGGAAAATTACTTGCTCCACCTACCCAAGCTCCATTATTGTAATCTGTTCTATCTCCATATATTTGATTATATTGATTTATCCATTGATTTGAAGCAGCCCATAACATAGAAAGAATTAATGTCTTTTGTGCTATTGAAACATCTATACCTTCATAATCATAATATCTAGCAGTTCCCCACCAGTTTATATTTGTAACTTTTTCTATACCTTCATAATCAATAGATTTACTTGTTGAACTCATTCCAAATAATTTTTCTGATAGTTTTAAAGTTGGTGGGTTTGATAAAAGGTATCTAAACTTAGTATATACTGTTTCTATAATATCTTTTATATCGTTAGGGCCATAATTTGGATCTTCAGTTGCTACTTTATAAATAAATAATAGTTGTTGTCTATATGAAAAATTAGAAATTGATGACATAGTAACAGGTAAACCATCTTCTAATCTTTTTATAGCTCCTTGAATAATAACATCATTATCATCTGTTGTAGCATCATTAAAAGTTTCATAAACAGTATTTAAAATATCTATAGTTTTTACTCCATCTGTATATTCGCCATATTGGGAATTAAATTCTTGAATATTAGTTTCTGTTGATTCTGCACCAACTATCTTACCTGTAAAAGGATTAATATCATCTTGTATACTAAATGATCGTTTAATTGTTAATAAAGCTTCTGTAAATCTTGGAGCACCATTAAGTGGGTTACCTGTTCCTCCAAAAGTTTTCATTCTTATATTAATTGGAGCATTTACTTGAATGGTTCCTGATGTTATGTAAGAAGAAACATCAATAGTACCTCCTTGATTAAAATCTCTTTCATACCATTCTAAGTTATCATCAGGACGACCTAAAGCAATAAGTCTATTAGCACCAAAAGCTACATCTGTAGCGGAATTATTTATATTAACTAAATTTGCTCCATATAATATATAATTTGGTAAATTTTGAGTTTCAAAAAAATCACTTGCTATTAACTCTGCTGTAGTATTAAAACCTAATTGTATAGCATACTTTAATAATTCATCTTCATCAGTAATAGCAGCAATGTTAATATTTGAATCCGATATTTTTACTATCTTTTTTACTTGTGGAGCTTCCCAAAGTGTTATTCCTTCTGTATAAACATCAACTGCAAATCTTCCTTCATTAACTAATACTTGTAAATCTGAAGCATATGAATATGCTCCTTCTTCTAAATAAGGATTAGTTACTTTAGAAATATTATATAATTCTATAGATCCTCCTCCACCTATACCATCATTAAATCCTGTAGAGTTTCTTCTAAAACACCTAATTCTTCTTGATGGTAAAATAAAAGGATTTGGAATTTCTTCACCAGTTTTTGGATCTAAAAATTGTTCATTTTCTAAAGTAAACCTAAAATTTTTATAAAAATAACCAGGGTCAGCATTAGGTTGTAATAATTCTTCTAAATTATTACCTTCAATATTTATAGATTGAGAACCTGTTAGACTACCAGATATATTTCCCAATAAATCATTTTTAACATCATCTAAAGATGCTTGTGTTATATTTGGACAATTATCTTGCAATTCAACAATAGATTTAGTTAATTGTAAAAATGTTAAAAGAGGAGGTAAAACTAAGGCTAATTCATTAACTTTTTCTATAGTAGTATTAAGGGTTTTAGCCATAATAGATATAGCTTTAGGGATTGTTTTCAAATTAGATTTAGCTACTGCTAGTAATTTATCCATACTATCTAGGGTTGCTGAATATATAGTTAAAATATTAGCAGGTATTCCAACTCCAGCAACTGCTACAGGAAAAGGAAGTGCTTTAATAGTTGTTATTATTCCTGAAATAGTATTTACTGTTGTTGTAACACCACCAATTGAACTGTTTAAAGTATTTACGGGTTTTTGAAGTTCTATTAATTGATCTTTTATAGCATTAGTAGTAATATATATATCTTCTACATCTGTAGATATAATATTTATTAATCTTAAAGATGATTCTCTTTTTTGTACTGATATTAATGGTTGTTGACAAATTATATCTGAGTTAATTAAAGAATTAGGATCTATAGTACTTTTTCCTCTTAACATTTTAGGTATATTAACTGGGATAGTAGTTGGGTCTATACCTGTTTCTTCTAATAATTCTAATCCTCTATCTAATACTTTTGATTTTAATTTATCTACAGTTTTATCTAGTCTACCTGAATTTTTGGCAACAGATGTTATCTGTCTTGTGATTACTGAATCTAAACCCATTATTTACTAGTTGTTATTGTTGATTTATAATTTTTAATATTACTTAACATATTTGATGCTGCAGTTGCTACTTTTACAGCTTCAGGAGCAATATTCAATAAAGGTGGAGATACTAATCCTGGTCCTCCTATTGGTGATTGTAAAGCTTTAGATAAAGAAGATAAATTTCTACATAATGTTTCAAAATCACTTAAAAATTTATTACCTAATATAATAGGTTCAGTAGCATTTTTATCACCTAAAGCTATTTTATTAGATTTCATTGTAACTGAAGGTGAATCAATGTTAACATTATTTATAGAATTTAAATTAATCGAATTATTTGAACTTAATAATATTGAATCTGATTTTGAGTTTAATAATAATCTACCGGAATTTAAAATAATTTGTTCTCCATCATATTCATTAGTTGATATAGGTGGAGAATAATAAGATAAATAATTTGAAGATGCTACATTTATTGGTATTAATTGAGTTGATGTTAAATAAATACTAGAAGCATCAGTATTAATATCTTCTACTTGTGGTACCCATGTAGGTGTATCTTCTTCATGTTGTCCATTTTTTAATATCATTATGGGATCACCATCTGCTCCACTATTAGACCAAGGATTTGGTATTATACTTCCAGATACAGTAGAACCAAATCTAAAAGATTGACCCCATCTACCTTCATATATTATATCTCCTTCATAAGGTTGTAAATTTCTTGTATCTATTTTTTCATTAAATGTATTTCCTAAATCAATTTCTGTTCCCCCATCAGTAACTCTTCTTGTAGTACCCCCTTCTATTTGTTGATAATCCCCAACTTGATTAATATTACCATTAATAGGATCTGGAATAGCATTATGGTGAACACTATTCCATATATTAACTGGTTGGAAATAATAATAACTAACACTATTTACATTAGATTGTACATTATTACTAGGTAAAGACATTATATAAACTATCTCATTTTCTAAAGGGATATTAGACATATTAGGAAATAAAGGAAGTGCAAAACTATCTGATGTAAAATCAGGATTTGGATTTGGATTATTTAATAATGTAAAAAATATTCCCCCTATAGATTGATATTCCCCAAAGATTTTAAATGCTGTTGGTTGGGTTTTACCTTCAAGCATAGCATAAATAACTCTTGCTGCAAATACTCCAGCCTTACTACTTTTAATAGAAGAATTAGGAGATAGTGAAGATAAAAAGTCATTAACTTTAGGCATTATTTTTTATTAATTTGTAATTTTTCCATCTCTATTAATAATGCTTCTTTTTCATCATCTGTTATTCCTATTCCTCCATCTTCACTAGAATTATTAACTACTCTTTGGATAATAGTAGCCATTTTAATTAAAGCATCATCATTTTTTACACCAATTTCCATATATTCTTTAATTAATGGTACTATAAGAGTAGCATCCCCAATTTCTTGGATTAGTGGTTTTAATTCTGATATTAAAGCTGTTACTTGTTCTGATTTTTTCTTTTGGTTATTATATATTTCTTCTAAAATATCCGAGAATTTTTTATCCCCAAAAATAACTGAATCTAATTGGCTCATAATTTTGGTTATAAATATAAGAAAATTAAACCTTTGAGGTAGGATAATAACCTTGTTCTAAATAAAATAAATATTTTTTCTTAAAAATACCATATAAAACATTTGCTATTTTAGTAATCTTTGGAGTTTTTACATCAATCATTTCTCTAATGTAAATATAAAGGGCTTTTTTATTAAATACATCTATTGCATCTCTTTTTCTAAATAATTCAAGTATAGCATCTGCTATTTTAGCATCATTTCCTTTTGGAAAAATTTTATATATTCTATCTGTACAATCTTTTACATATATATCTATAAAAAATGAAAGTTTATCTTCATATTTATATCCTTGATTAGATAATTCATCACCTTCAAAAGCACCTTCAGTAACTTTATCTAAATTATCTTCCATTTTTTGTGAAGACATAAATCCGGGTTCAGAAAAATCTAAATTAGAATAATTAGCTAAATCTGTTATTTGTATATTTTTAATTTTATTCCCATAATTTTTAGTATTATATACTATTAACCATCTTTTAACTATAGTACCAAAATATGAATATGCTTTAGCTCCATTTGCAGGATTAAATAAATGGATTTTTGATAATAAGAATGTTATTAATTCATGTTGTAAATGTTCTAAATTTTCAACTTCAGTATAATAAAACTTAAAAGTATGGATTATATTTTGTGTAAGTTTAAAAAAAGGATAATGAATATGGTCTTGATATATATCACTTCTTTCATCAGCATCTTTAATAGGATCTAAACTATTATATTTAACTATATTTGCTTCTGTTTCTTTGGAAAAATATACTCGTCCTTTTCTTTCTCTTTTATTCTTCTCAATTATATGATCCATTTATTCTTAGATTTTTTTAATGTTAAAATCATTAAGAATTTTTTGTATTTGTTTAATTGTTTTAAAGAAGTGTCCTACTTCATCATCACCTTCAAATGATCCCTTAATGTCTATTTTTTTTATTTTTTCATCCGAAACCTCGATTACTCTAGATATATTATCTAAATATTTAAGATATCCTAATAAAATATCTTCTTGTTTTTCATTTTTACGTAATAGATTAATAGTCGTGAAAACAAATACCACGACTATTATTGATAGTATCACTATTGTTGTTATCATAATTTATCAAATATATTTTTAAGTCCCTCACTTTTAATAGTTCCCAAAGCTTTATTTTTTATAGGTGACTTTTTATTGGTATTTAATGTATAATTATTTTTTGGCTTATCCACTTCATTCTTAAATTTAGGTAACCATTCTATTTCGAATTCAATTCTAGCCGCCATCATATCTGCCTGATGTAATATAAAGGGTAATGAAGTTCTTGGTTTTTGCTCTGGCATCCATCCTTTTAAGTATTTATCATTTGCTGAGTCATATAACCCATCGTGTGTTTGAATAGCTACCATTTCATTGAATGTATATTTAATATCATTATCTTGGAGTAAAAATAAACCTCTATCAGGTACTGCTGAAAATGCTAATTTTTTATTAAACATATAATCTTCACCTAATTTATCTTTTCTCCATTTATCTGTTTGTGGGATATATGATTCATGATCTTCATCACCCATTTTTCCTAAATCATGATTAATAGCTGAAAATACTAATTCTTCAATAGTAAAAGTACTAATATCTGCACCTTCATCTTTCCATAAATTATATTGTTTAAGAGCACATCTAACTACTCTATTAACATGATCTACATACCCTCCTGGGAAAGCATTATGATATTCTTTTTTATGAGCTGCTGGCATTAATATTAAACGTTCTTGGAATTTAGTATAAAATGCTAATAATTGTGTTTGTCTATCACCCTTAATATATTTTATTATATTAGAATGGAATTCTTCCCAATTAGATTGTATTTGTTCTGCTGATAGTTTCATAACTTTTATTTTTAGTTTATCCGTTTCTTAATGGTGATCCTTCTCTTTCTAAAGTTGAAGTTAGTTGATCTATAAGATCTTCTGTTATTTCAATTTGTTTGATAAAATCTTCTACTGGTTGTTGTGATTTAACAATTAACTTTAGATTTTTCATTGAACCTGTCATTCTATCTAATAGACGTGATACAGTTTCTGGGTTGCGTAATGCCATATTTTATTTATTTGTATTAATATTATTGGTACCTCTTGTACCCATTATCCTTAATTCTCTCATCTCTCTATCTCTCAATTCCTTTTTTCCTTAAACCTGTGTACCTAAGGTACCAAAAAAAATTGTGATATCCAAGCTATTTTAATAATTTAATTGATTTTTTCTTTATTTTTAAAAGAAGTGCGCATCTTTCATATAATTCTTCTTTTTGAAAATGTGCAATTCCCATATCTAAAGATGCATGAAAATTTTCGTCTGAATAATGTTTAATAGCGTCGATATAACCTTTATCTTTCATTTTTACGTTGGATATATAAGACCAAGCCCTATTAAATACAACATACTCTCCAGCTTCTCTTACATCATTAATGTCAAATTCCTGATTAGTACTTTTAAAGAATTTAAGAACTTTAGTATTAAAATTAATGTGATTAGATATTAACTTTTTATACATTCCTATATGATATATTGGAGATTTTTTAAATTCTACTAAAGTTTTAGCATCTTTTTCAGTATCTAATCCCTCTAAACCTTCATCATTAGCAAATAGTCCGAATATGTTAGTCATATTAATCATCTTATTATACATATTCTTAATATCCATTTTTTATATATTTAGTTGTGAATTGTGGAGAATATCGGAGTCGAACCGATGACCTCCTGCGTGCAAGGCAGGCGCTCTAGCCAGCTGAGCTAATCCCCCTAATATTATTTACTTATATTATTTATTTCTTCTATAGTTAACTCAAATGCCTTTTCCTGATTATCATATAACTGTTGTTTTTGTTCATCAGTTAAACTATTCCACCATGCATCATGGTTTGCTTGTGCTTCTTTTTGTGTAATTTGATTTTCCATTATTTATTATCATTATTAATTATTACTGGTATGTTTTCTTCAGTTGTTCCATCTTCATTTTTTATAGTAGCTGTCATTTGTGGTTGTTCAGAATCATCTTTTATTACTTCATCTTTAGTTTGACTATAAAGTGCATATGCAAATCCATAAGGAAATCGTTTATGACATTCTTCTTTACCTAACTGTTTGTATAGTTTTTGTAAATTTTTTACTGTTTTTAAACGTTGTTTATAGTTTTCAAATTTTTCTCCCTCTTGTCTTGCATTACTTAAACTTATTCCATACCATAAATCTACCTTACCATATTCTTTCATCATATCTAAATTTTCTTGAGCTTTTTTATTTAAATATTCTTGTGTTGTAGGATCATCTTTTCTAAAAGTTAATGCTTCTTCACCATGCGTTATTAAAACATCAACATTTTCTTGATACCCTTTACTATTTTCATTTTTCATATTCCTAAATATTTTTTATATTTAACATCCATTTTATCATAATATTTTGTATTTTGCATACTCTTATGTGCATAATATATGTCCTTTTTATCGTTTATCAAAACCATAAAACAAGGAGCTAATGATCTAACATTAAACCCATCAACTTCTAAATTATCATTAGGATTTATACATAATGCTTTCCAATGTTTTAAATCTAAATATTTTAAAGTTTTATTTAGAAATTTTTGATAGCGTTTAGTAGTTTTTTCTTCTATATTAATATCTTGTATAAATATTGCTGATTTCATTTTGGATTTAATAAAATTATTCATACAAGTTATAAAATTATTTTTTATACTTATAGTATCTATATAGATATTATTACTTTCACGTTCTTTTTTAGCAAAAGGACAAGCAGACATACCATTATATTCATCCCTAGGTATTTCTAATACATTTTCAATATAATCTAGTATCTTATTTATTTTATTATACTTCTCTTTTGTCTCCATGTATTACTTTTACAGTTGGAAAACGTAATGAAATTCCACCTTCTTGATTATTTGTTTCCTCAAAATATTGTACAGTAATTACTTTACCAACAATTGAACCATCCATATATTCTAAACGTTGTTCTTGAGTAAACCCACTACCAACTTTTACTAAATAACCTTTATGTTCAATCCATACTTGTGATAACATAGTCATTGACACTGACTTACCTTCTCTAACTACTTCATGTTGGTCAACATCAAAACCTAACACTTCATACTCAGCATCATGAAATGACTTAACTTTAACTAAATTTTTAGTACGTTTGCCTTCATAACCAACATCCTTACGTAACATTAAACCCTCCCAACTATCTTTATTTTCAACAGTATTCCAATATTCAAAGTGAGATTGATCTGTAATTAAAGTTTGATGAGTAAAACGTAAAATACTTTCATTAATAAATCTACCTCTTAGCCATTGTTTTAAGATAATTAATCTTGGGTATAATTTTCTATCACTTTTCTCATCTTCAAACTCTTTTCTAGTAAGCATATCAAATATCATAAATGCTGGGTTTTCAATTTGATGATCTTTACGTCTTAATTGTTTCATAACACCTTGAAAATCTTCATTTCCATTATCATCAACTAAACAAATTTCTCCATCAAATACACTATTAATAATACCAGTTGCTTCTATTGCTTCTTTTACTTTATTTAATGTAGTAAATTCTTTACCCATTCTACTATAAAGTTTACAATTACCCTCTTCATCAGTAATAGCTAAACAACGAACACCATCTAATTTTCTTGAAACCCACCAACGATCATTCCAATCACATTTACCTTTATATTCTTGTGCCAGAGCTACTGAAAAAGTAGGGATTAGACCTGGGATTGCTTTATTAATTACTTTATCTCCAGCTCTAATGTCTAGATTTTTATCAATAATTCTATATAATAACTCTCCATTTTCATTATTTTCTACCCAACCATTAACTAATGTAATTGCTTCATGACCCGTGAATTTTCTATCTGATAATGAATCTAATAATTCAAATGGGTATAAATCCCCATCATCATAATAACATTTATCACTATTTTTCTTACATGTTTTACTTGTAGTATAATATTGTTTAAATGGGTTATAAGTATATTCTAGTACTTTATGTATAAACGCGGAACTACGCGCTATAATCGCAATTTTATCGGTAGCACTACTAGTACTCCTCATTTCATCTATAAAATTTTGTAATTCTTTCATATTATTTACTTAATAATGAAGGTGAAACTGTAAGTAATGAATTATCATCTCTATCTCTAACCTTAATATTTTTATTATTAATTTTTAAGATTTCAAATGTTCTAGTATTAGCAATTTTTTTATGATTAATAAATACTATATCACCAACTGAAAAATCTGATGCTGATAGTTTAGGTTGAGATTTACCTACTCTAGCTGTCATTTTAGCTCTTAATTCATCAGCATTAAATGAAATTGTACCTAATGAAATAGCTACACCAAAATCATCTTCTAATTGTTTAACTGCTTTTTCAAATTCACTTCTAAATTTTACTACTTTTTGTTTATTTATCATAACCTTTATTTTTAATTAATATGATATGCTGTATGCATCTCATTTACCCTGTAAATATACGAACCCTCTTTGCGGTAGCCAAATTTTTACGCGTAGTTCTTTCCTACTTCTTCAATAATTTCTTTAGCTTCTTCTAAATCAATTTGAAAGAATTCACGTTGTTTAGTTAGTCGATATTCATTTAATCTTTCATGGATATCTTTTTCAAGTTCTAACCCATTCCAACAACTATAAGCAAATTCAACTTCATAAGGTAAAGCAACACCGGTTGCATTAGATAATTGTCTTGCTCTTTCTTCGGGAGTACTACTAGTATATCCAATTTTAAGTATTCCGGGTTGAGAAGGATTTGATAAAACATATACCCAAGAATCATGATCACCATCACGATTAGTATATGAAAGTTTTTTACGACTTGTAAAATATTTAACATCTTCCCAATCTCCTCCTTTAGAAGAAGGGCTTAAAGTAAAATACGAGGCATTTTCAACACCTTTAGAAGGGAAAAATTGATTAGATTGTTCAATAGTGATTTTTTGCATATTCATAACTTTTATTATTTGGTGTAATATACGAAGAATATTTTAGATATCCAAATCTCTCTCGAAAGGTCTCCCTTCTACATATATTAATACTTACATACGTATATATTACGCAGGTGATATGTTTAATGTAATGTGTCCCGTGGATTTAATTAAATAACTATTAACAGGTATTGTAGTGGTAGGAGTAAAATCAAAAGTACCAGCTCCAGTTCCAACTGCTTGTTTTATACTAAAAGAAAATCCATCAGATGAAGAAACGAAATTTGATTGACTTACATCAGTAGTAAAATTAGCAAATGTTCCGGAAAAATCAGATGAAATATAATTACCTTCAATATGATCAGGAAATAAATCAAGTTGTTGAGAAGCATCAGCGTTAGAAAATCCAGCAGCTTGTAAATCATTTTGACTAATTGTAATACCATCACCACTAGTAAAGTTTTGTCCACCTCTTACAACATCAGCTCGTGTTATAGTTCCCGCAGTTGAAGTAAGATCTATTTGAGCACTACTTCCTTGTAGGTCTCCATCAACATCAAATGTAAATGTAGAATTTGCACCAATACCAGTTATAGAACCAACCGTATTAGAAAGTGGAATAAGTCCACCCTTTAATGCACCAACTTTTGCGTTTGTGGATGAACCTTGAAGATTTGTATTAGTAACAGTTGATGAATCGGTCATAAATGTTGCCGAACCAAAATAAACACTTTGTGATGTATATGCTGGCGTCGCGATTGTAAACGTATAAGCCGTTCCACCCGTTAATACCTCCCCAAGTACGCCTGCTGTCATTTGTGTTACTGTATATGCTGCCATGCTGGAATTTTGTTATAAATATATGCTAGTTGTAGGTTCTGTTTATAATAGCCGAAGAACTTAATCCTTGATAGCGAGGTACATACATAATCTGTTTAATCCACTCACTTCCTATAATCTTCTTGTCTTTATAATCATCACCAATTAACATATATCTTGGGGCATATTCCTTAATTGTATTAGAAAGTTCTTTATCTGTTGAAAATCCTACAACTTCATCAATATATTTGATGGATCTTAAAAATTCCATGCGATTATGAAAATTATTCACCGGTCGATTCTCCCCTTTCGCTTGCCTGATTCTCTCGTCCGTATCTATTCCCACTATTACTTTCATTCCCATCTGTCTTGCTCGTTGAAACATTTTGATATGCCCCATATGGAGCACATCAAAACATCCATTCAACCAAATATTATCTTTATGCTGCATACTCCATAGCTTTTGCAAACATATTTCTATTTAAATCAATATCTTGTTTAAAATTCTTAATTATACGAGCTTGTCTTTGCTTTCCTGATTTAGTATTGTAATAAAAATTACCATTAATGATATTTTCTTGTACTCTATTAAATACTTCCCATAATCCCATACCTTCATCTTCTTTACGTTGAGATTCTAATACATTAGTAATTGCAACATCATTAAATGTATTATCTGTTCCTTCAACTCTAATATCAAGTAAAGATTTTGCTAATTCTAATACTTGATTTTCTTCTAACTCTACTGATTTCATTTTATTCATAGATTCAACTGTTAGAGGTAATTTTTCAACTATATCTTTAATTAATACTTGTAAATCCTCAAATGTATAACCCATATGACGCATTTTAACATCTTCAAATGTTTTATCTGCAATAACTAATCCATTCTCACAAATCATTCTAAATAATCCCGCTGTAAATTGAAATGAATTTTTACCATCATGAGAATTTGTCATTAATATTTGTGGATAAACTGTATCTCCATCTTCTCCATCAATAACAATATCTTTATTTCTAAAAACAATCATGTGCTTTTGAACACCTTGAGTATTTTTAGTTCTTGCTTTAACTTCCTTTGCATCAACTGGCATCCATCCTAATTCCTCCATATCATCCATTACTTTTTCTGTTGATATAAATGTATACTTTTCTGTAACATCTGAAGATGGTGATTGAGTAAACACTGAAGGTGCTACATCATTAATTTGTTTTTTACTTAAAATTTGATTTGAATTTGTATTTAACATAACTTTTATTTTGGTTTTGTTTTCCGGCTTTATTGCCTTATTTACCCCGTAAATATACGAAAGCTATCTCGGGTATCCAAGCACTTCACCGGAAGTCTTCAAAATACTTTTAAAGCTGTGCTAAACCAAATACTGTAATCATAATAATAAAATACATTAATGCTACTGCTGGTTCTTTGTTTGTTTTTTCCATGGTCATAGATACATAATTATGTATTATTACATGCTATTTTAATATTACTAAGTTATTAAGTAAATTATATAAGTATATATTTTATCGATGCGCAAAATTTTGTTAAAAAAAGAATCCACACCCCATATATTTTATCCAATATATTTGTATATACAATCGATAGTGTAAATTTGTACTCGAGCCATAAAAACCGCTACAACTTTTCTTGCGCATATACACGCGCGATGGACGGCGGTGCGCCGTGGGTAATTATTACGTACGTACGCGGTACGCCGGCCGCTATTAGTATTATCGATGTAGGGGATATTACGGTTATGATTAATAATCCAGTTACTACTACCGCGGTGAGCATTTACGCATATGGCCTAACCCAGGTATACCTAGGTGCTACGGCAGTAGCTATGAATGTATAATTAAGTACTATAGGGTAAGTAACTACATACGGTCAAGGTACTGGCTATCATATCTCCACCGTCGCAATACTTACCATTACGGCCCCGCTGTTCACGGCCATTCACACATATTCACACCGCAATCGCCAAGTTATGCGCGTTTATTTGTGATTTGTTTGTGAACACATTGTTGTTCATGTATATATTTGGGTACCTTCGAGAAGGGTTGGCTCGCGCAACACAAGGGTTAATACAGGGTGTACCTTAGGTCAGATACCCCCAATTGAGTTGTTCACCTACTATAGTGAATGAACGTATGACAGGACACACTTGATAGTTATTGGTTATACGTTAATTGGACTTAGTATTCACTTGAATCATCCCCACCGTAATTCTCCCCACCGTCTGATCTATCGCTGGAATAACCATCCCAATCATCATTATCACTGTCAATCCAATCACTGTTATCTAATATGATAGGTTCTGTTTTGTAAGCAGCAGGTGAAGGCATACCAGAATAATGACACCAATTATCTTCACTGTCATCTTTATATGGACAATTTGTACAACCATTATCACAACAGTAACCTCGCTCTAATAAGAATTCTCTTGTTAATGGTTTATTCATAAATCCCAAACGCTTTTACGTTTGTATTTTACCCACTTATATTTAATCCAATTGAATAATCTAGTCATGTTTTTCAATTAACTCATCAATATCACTTCTCGACTGCCATCCTTTAGGATCACCAATAAACTTACCATCCTGATCAATCGCAGCAACCTCAAATTTATCAAAATCATCAGGTGAATCACCTGCATCTCTAGGTAAACTGTACATCCCAGGACCTGCTACTACAGATAACTCAATACCACTATCTAACATTATTAATCCTTGAATAAATCCCTTACCCAATTTATGTTGTTTCCACTTTATGTCTTTGAATTTTTTCATAACCTTTATTTTTTTAATTTTTTAAATGCATCTATAAATGATTCATCCCACTCATTACGTAATTCAACTTTATTATCTATCATTAGTTGAGCTATGTTCACACCAGTATCACCTCTAAATTTAGGCTTCCATCCAGAAGCTTTCAATCTTTTTTGTTCTTTTAATATTAAATCTAACATTTTTATAACCTTTATTTGTTGTTTTCCGGCGTTTTGCCTTATTTACATGGTAAATATACGAACCCTCCTTCAGGTAACCAAATTTTTACGCATAAGTCTTTAAGGTTTTTTCCAATTAACCATATAATCATGTTTATTTTCAATATCCCAACTACCATGTTCACTAAAAACAGGTATTGGATTATACTTTAAAGGTATATTATAATTTTTAGACATAATTTCAGCATAGTTACACTGAACCTCATAAACACGTTCGTTATTCATCCATGTAAGATGGGATCCTACATAACGATAACTACCATCATCTTCTTTACTCCATTTTCCATCCCTAGTGTCTCTTCTTAAAATATTTTTAATACATTTTTTAACATCATTTTCAAAATAAATTCTATTAACTTCAACATCAGGAAATTCAACTTTTAAATAATATTCAGATTTACAAAGGAATTCATTATCACAAAATCTAGTACTAACAATAACAACATTATCTATACCATTATTTTTCCTAATTCTACCTAATAGATTTTGATATCTTTTAAATTCATTAAATTCTTTAGTTGGTGGTTTTCCATTTATCCAAATATCCCATTCCATCCAATCTTCGTAAATATGATGAGTTAATCTTTTATCTTCCCTCCAAGTATCTAACATACAGGTTTTTCCTGATCCTGGTAGGCCTATTACAAATGTAACTTTTTTCATTAGTGATTATTCCACCAAGTCATTATAGCAGGTGCTGTTTGATTACCAACTAATCTACCTAATTCATTACCAGTAGAATCTATTTTAATTAATGTAGGAACACTCCTTACACTATATTGAGTAGATAAAGATTGATTATTATCAACATCAATTTTTTGTACAGGTAAACCTTGACCTGCTAATTTATCAACTGTAGGTCCTAATGCTTTACAAGGCCCACACCATGTAGCTGTAAAATATAATAATTTATTCATTGTTTTTTATTTTTTGTTGTTTTATTATTAAAGGTTTATATCTTATAGGAATAATATAATCCTTAGCTAGTTCTTTAGCATTTTCTCTTTCAATTTGATATCTAGGTCTACCCTTTAAAATTTTACCATAATAAAAGGGCATTCCTTGTTCATTATCTTTCCAATATCCACCCCTTTCTATATCTCTATATTTAATATTATTACAAGCTTTATTAACATTATTTTCAAAATATATTCTATTAATATTAATATTAGGAAATTTAGATATTAAATAAAGTTCAGATTGATGTAAAAATTTAAAATTACAAAATGCTGTACAACCAATAAGTATGTCATTCCCATTTGTAATAGCAATACTTAATTCATTTAATCTAACATCAGCATCAAACTCATCAATTGATCTATCATTATGTGTCCAAATATTCCATTCATCAAATATACTATAATTTTTAAATGGATCATTCTTATAATATTCTATTAATGTAGTTTTGCCTGAACCTGGGAGGCCTATTATAAGTGTAACATTACTCATTATTTAAAATTGATGGGTTTTGTTTAATAGTTTGTTTTGTAATTAAATCTTTAATTTTAGTTGTAGACCAACCATGTGAACGAGTTGTGTAAATTATTTTAGGAGGCAAATCATCACCTGTAAAAGGTTTACCAATATAATCTTCACCTAATATCCTTACATCAGGTTTCCAAAATTTAATTAAATTATATAAATCCTCCTCAGTTTGATACATATAAACTTCATCAACATAGCTAATAGCCATTAAAGTTTTATATCTTTCATATAAAGGAATAACTGGCTTATACTTAGTGTATCTTGTTTCTGATGGATCACGTTGTAAAAATACCATAAATTTATCACAATGTCTTTTTGCCTCTTCAAATGTATAGATATAACCTGGGTGTAGTAAATCAAAATTACCAGCTGTAAATCCTAATATTTCTTTCATTATTTATTTATTAAATTTATAATTTTTTATATAATTCCAATCATTATTATCATCAATTTTAATTTCCCTTAATGGAAACTTTTCAAAAATAGTATTTACTACATATCCATCAACTATAATTGTTGGTTCATTTGTAAAAATTATTTGTTCTTTATCAATAGTAATTATTTCATCACCTATTACCACTTGACAAGATTTACCTATTTCATAAAAATGTATACCAACTTCTTTATTATTTTCTCTAAAATTAAAACTATTATCTATAAACATAGATAATTTATTAGTAGGACTAATATTAAATCTATCAATTCCTACATTATTAAATATTGAGTCTGTAGTAATATAATCATGTATTGGAAGATTCATTTTTTGTTGTATTGCTTCATAAAATTTTTCTGCTGTAATATACTTAAGATATTTTTTTAATGTTATTTCACTTTCAATAATTTTACAATTTACCTTATCTAAAATCCCAAATATACAACCAACAGTATAATCAGCAACTCCATTTATTTTACTTCTTTTTCCTTTTTTATTATTTCCAAAAAAGAAATTAGTAACATTACTATTAATAATACTTTCAATTTCACTCGTTATTTCTAAATCATAATGCATAGGGTAAAATATATCATATTCCAACTGAGATCCATAACTAAATAAACGTTTTTGCTGATTTAATGATGCCCATCCATAATCTTTTAATACAAATGTGTGCCTAATTTTATGTTTACTAGCGGGTTTTTTAAATATTAATTGTGTCCTCATATTAGTATCTAATATAGGATTTTCATTAGTTATAATACAATGAGTAGATAATTCAATAATTTTACTAGGTAATAAATTATTAGGTGTAAAAATTAAAGTATCTACATTTAACTTTTTAAGTTTAATAAGATTATTTTTTAATGTATCAATTTTTTCTTGTGTGTTACAAAACGTACTTATAAGTGCTAATTTTTTCATGCATTTTTATATTTAATCTTGTTAAGGTGTATTTTTCTAACATGATCTATATACTCCTCTCCATTTATAATAATACTTTTTACATCATTAATACCAATTTTCGAATCATATAATTTCCATTCTTTTAAATCCCCAAAACTAACACCATCCACCATAACATTTACTCTTCTACCTTTAGCTTCATACATTACGAATTTTAAAGACCTATTACTATAATGATCCTTTTGGAAAAATATTTTATAATTTTTGGATAAGGAGTCATCAAAAAAGAAATTATCCCTCCAGTGATGTACAAATTGATATTGATCAAAATTATTAATTAAATCTACTACATATCCCTCTTTATCAATTGGTATTCCAAATTCCTCACTCCACATAATAGCATGCCCTTCAGCTACTACATTATTACCACTTGCTAAATACCTTTCTAAAGTAATATGGTTTTTTACTTTAATAAGATGCTCTTTATCTAAAGCTATAAAATGTAATGAAGCACCAAAAATTTCATTTGGGTTTTGTGGATTTACTCTTCTAGTAATAAGATTTTTTGTATTATTATTTACATAATTTTTAACATAATCATCAATTAATAAATCATATTCTGTTTGATAAAAAATATCATAATCATATGTTGAAGCTATTTCTGCTAATTTTTTCATTTGAAATAATCTAGCCCACCCATAGTCCTGAGTTTGTTTATGTAATGTTATTTCCCTTAAACTATAAAAAAAATCCATCATTCTATCTGGCCAACTTAATAATGGATTATCTTTTGTATAATAATAATAATCACATAATTTAATTATATCTTGAGGTAAATGTAAAGGAGATAAAACCATCACATCAACATTAAGATTTTTCCACTCATTAATTGTATTTTTTAATGCATCTAATTGTTCCTTATTAGAACAAAAAGTACCTATTAATGCTAATTTTTTCAAATTTCTTTATTTAACTTATCTAAATTCATTGTAGTATTATTAGGTACACTAGTTGGTTTTAATATAGGTTTTACATTTTTATTAGTTTCTAAAGCCATATTATAAATACTTTTTAACCCCGTTCCTACATTATAAACTCCACTACATTTTCTATCAATTAATTTAATTATATTTCCAGCAATTTTATCTACATAATCAAAATTCCCAAACATATCAATCCAAGCATTTTCATGTGGAAAAGGTTTAGGTTTATGAGTACATCTTATAATTAAATAATCATTACTTTTAAGTTGAACATAACCATCAGCTAATAATTTAGTATAACTATACCAATTATTACCATGAATAGGGATATCTTCCTCAGAAACATTATTGTTAGAATTAGAATAAATATAATCAGTAGAAATATGTACTAATTTAATTTTAAACTTATTACAAAATTCAACTAAATCACTAACAGCAGCATAATTAATATCCCAATGAGATTTTTTATCATCTGAATATGTATCTGTATTTGCTATACAGTTAATTATAACTGGAGGAGTTGCATAACCTACCCTACCTTCATGTGGTAAATCAATATAATCAACAATTTCATTTTCTAAGTTAGAATGTAATAAATCAAATCCATCTTTTCTACATTTATAATCCCACCCAGTTTGTTTAACTAATTCTTTACCTAATAAACCATATCCTAATATTAAATTACCCATTTTTTTTAAAGTATTGTTTTACCCAATAAATTACATATTCAATATCTTCCTCTGTCATATTATTATGACACGGAAAACTAACTAACCTTAACCATTCTTTATCAGCCACAGGATAGTCTCTATCTTGCTTTAATATTTTAAATTTATGTAATGGTTTAAAGTGTACTGATGTGTGTATTTTTTTATCTGCTAAATAATTTATAATATCATCACGATCATTTGCATCTACCTTTGCACAATAATATTGTACTGTTTCAGAATGAGGTGGAATTTGTATTAAATGACCTAAAGCATCATTATAACGTTTTTGTATATGACGTCTCCATTCTAAATTTTTAGGTAATTTTTTCATTTGTTCTAAACAAATAGCAGCTTGTATATCAATCATATAACATTTAGTACCTAATTTTTCAACTTCATAATCCCATGAATATCCTGGTTTTCCATTCATAGAATTATTAACTCTTGAATAAGTACTTGAAATACCTAACCAAGTAAGAGGTGCTATTTTATCATATAATTCTTTATTATTAGTAGTAATCATTCCACCATCACCACAAGGCATTGTTTTAACTGCTTGAAATGACCATACTGCAACATCACCTTTAGATCCTGCACCTGGTGTATAACAACTATGAGCTGTATCCTCTATAATTAAACCATCATAGAATTCTCTAATTGCATCAATATCAGCTGGAACACCTGCTTGATTAACTGCTATAATTGCTTTTGTATTAGGTTTAAGATGTTTGCGTACATCTTCAGGATCTAAACACATAGTTACTGGGTCTACATCTACTATATTACTAGTGCAATTATTCCAAAGAGGTACTACAGCTGTAGTCATAAATGATATTGTAGGATTTATAACATCAGCATCAGTAATATCTAACGCTTTTAAAATTAAATCTTGACCTGCAGTTGCACTATTTACTGCAATTGCATATTTAACACCTACCATTTCAGCAAATTCTTTTTCAAATTGTGCTACTTTTGGCCCTTTACCCCACCAACCACTTTTAATAACTTTTGATAATGCCTCTACTTCTTCTTCACCTCCATGAGGTTTTAAAACTGGTAGTGTTTCTTTTCTAATTTTCATAATGTATTTTGATGTAATATACGAATTTTTATTAAATTATCCAAATTATTTTAATTTTTTTCTATAACTTCTTCTATTAAATATTTTTTTATTTTTAGGACTATCTAAATCAAAAACATTTCTAACCTTATCATCTTCAATAACTATAATTTTAAACACATTTTTTTCTAATCCTAGAGTTTTTATCTTCCAAGTTCCTTTTGAAATATTATTTATATTAATAAGATGGTTGTCATTTACTATTATTTTATAATTGATATTATCTTTTATAGTATTCCAAACAATAAATTTATATTCTCCATCATTTAAATCTATATAAGGTACACCCCAAGGATTAAAACCATCATCATTATTAGATGTAGCAAATTTATTTCCCTTTTTAAATAAAACATTTGAAGATTTAGAAAAATAAGATCCATTATTATGTATAGTTTCTTGCATTAATGTTTCAGGAGATTTTCTAGAAGCAAGATAAATTTGATTTTTTATATTTTCTTCATTATACTCAAGTAAAGAAATAGGTAATTTATTAATATTAAATGATTGAGTGCTTCCAAATAATATTGTTTCAACACCTTTATCTTCTTCAATATAATAAATAGAACTATATTTATCTAAAAGTTTACTATTGTCTTTAAATTCATCAGTATTTATAATTTCACAATCATATTCTATATAATGTACTTTTTTATATCCTATATTTTTAGCTAATGAAAAACTGAAGATCAACATTCTATGTATAGCTAAATGTGTATTACTACCAGTTATAACTCCAGATAATATCTCTCCACCACCATCAGGATCAAACCAAGGTCTATTTACTAAATCAGGATCAGTTAGCATTGGATTTGACTCATCAAATAAATAAATATTTACTTTATTTTGTATATCTACAGGAATAGGTGTATGACTTACTAACATTATATCAAACTCATCTTTAAAATTATAAAGTTGATTAATTAATACTCTTACTTTTTCCAATCTATTATTATCTGGACAATACGCTGTAACTAATATTAAATCTTTCATTTTTTTACTTGTAAATAATTATCACCTTTAAACTTTTCAATATTTTCACTATTTAAATTAATATTTCTTTTTAATACTCCATTTATATTAATTTTTATATTTTTTATATTATTAATATTTCCTAGTGGATTTAAAGACCATTCCCCTTTTTTTGTACTTGTAAGTGTATTATACTTCCCATCACAATCAATAATAATATCATATTTACCCCCAAACTCATTAAAAGTAAATAATTCTAATCTATCTGTATGTCTAATCCATATAGGTACACACCATGTTAAACCATCATTTTCATGACTATCAATTGTTCTAACATAAGACATTTTAAATTTATATGTACTTCTATCATTAATTTTAATAAATTTTATTGTATAATCCTCAGTCATTTTATTATCAATTTCTCTTAAATCATTTAAAATAAATTCTTTATTATGTGTATAATAAATTTTAGGGAAATTATTAGTCTTAATTGCAAAATATCCACCAGCCATCTTTAAACCATCTTCACTAAATATAACATTATCATATGTATCTAATTTTTTACTTACTCTATCAATTAAATCTGTATCTAAAACAACATCATATTCTACAAAGTGTATTTTTTTATAATTTCTAAATTTAGAAAAGTTAAGAACATAATGTATTAAACTATATATTGCATAATGAGTACTATGTGTATAAATTAAAGAACTAGCAACTGAAAAATTTTTATTTGACCACCAAAATCTATTTGTTAAATCAAAATCAGTAATTAAATAGTTATCATTATCTATATAAACATAATCTACATATTCCATAGATAGTTCACTAATAGGTGAGTGTGATACTATCATAATATCATATTTATCTCTAATTTTTTGTAAATTCTGAACTAAAGAATGTAGTGCTAATTTTCTTTTACTATCAGGACAATAAGTTTGAATTACAATTAAATCTTTCATTTATACATTCTTTGTAAATCTGGTAGATACCATTCACTAAGTGATGATGGAACTCTTGAATTATAACCAATTAGTGCTTGTAATTCTTTATTATACATATCCTTTTTATCATAACCTAAAGCCCTAGGATAATCTAGAAGTTGTTTATAATAAGGTAAAGAAAAAGTAATTGGTAAAGCTCTTCTTATATTATTAGTTTTATTTATCCCAGATGCATGAAATACATTAGAATTCCAAATAATAATATCTCCAGCTTTTCCAGTCATAGAAATACTATTATTTTCCCAATATTTAGTAGTTGGAGTTTCTTCTTTTAAATGAGAACCAGGTAATAATAAAGTACCACCATTTTCAACTGTAAAATCATCAACCATTACTAACATATTAAGTAATAATGGAATGTTACCTGAGTATTTTCTAATATCTCTATGTACTTTTTTATAAAATAAAGTAGATTCTGATGGTATATTACTAATAGCAGAAAAAGAATTTAAAATACAATCATCTTTAAAATAATGATTTTGAATATCATCAATTAATCCTCGTTCAATCATAGTTTTAAGAAAATCTACAAATAGATTATCACTTACTAGTACATTCATGGCAACACCATTAGATATAATACCATTATTATTTTGTTCTCTAATAATTCTATGTTGATTAAATATTAAAGGTAATATATTTTGTATATTATTTAACCATGGTTTTGTTACCCATTCTCTTAAAATAGTAAACCCATTTTCATTTAATTCTTTATAATTCATTTTAAAAATTTTTCTCCTAATTTTCTACTTCTTATTATTTTAGCAGGATTACCATAAACTAAAACATTATCTGGTACATCATTTAAAACTAAACTACCAGCTCCAACTACAGTATTAGAACCAATAGTTAATCTATCACAAATAGTTACCCCTAATGTTATAGCGGAATAATCTCCTAAAGTTACATAACCACCAGTAATAGAACCTGCTGATATACTAGAAAAATTACCAATATTACAATCATGGTCTACTTGTGCTCCAGTAGCAAAAAATACAAAATCTTCTATTTTTGATTTAGGGTTTATAATACAACCAGCCATCATTGTAATACCTCTACCTAATTTAACATTATCACCTATTATTACTGTAGGATGAATAGCATTTACAAAATTAAAATTTGGAAGTTGTTGTTTTATTTGAGACGATACATAATATCTAGCCCAATTATCCCCAATTGAAATAATTCCACCTTTAATATTATATTTTTCAATAATTTCAACAATATTTTCTTGACGACCTATTATTTTATATCCAAATCTATCACTTCCAACATCATGAATTGAATCTATAATACCTACAATATTATATTTACCTTCTCTATTAATAATATCAATAGTATAATGAGCTTGGTTACCTCCTCCTATTAAAACTATATTTTTCATTTATTATATATTTTAAATTTACTTAAATCAGGATAAGGTAATGTTAAATCTTTATTTATTTTTTTATCACCATTTAAATCATAAAATTGATTCATTAATAATAGTCCTCTAGCTGCTAACTCAGGCATCATGTAAAAATTCCAACCTATCATATCAAAATTATCATCATGATAAGAACATTCACGTCTACCTGAATATCTAGCACGTCTAAACCAATTATAAGCTTTAAAATTATCAGTTAATATAGCTCCTCCTTTACTTAATTTAAAATGTTTATAAGGACCAGTAAATGAAACACACATATGTGATTTTAATTTGTACATATCTGCTGTAAATGTTAAAGCAGAATCCCATATATTAGAACCTTCTAATTGATAAGCTCCTGTTAATGTTTTCCCTTCAACAGATTTCCACCCTACTTTTAGTCCAGCATGAATAATTTCACAAGGTACTGATGGGTATGTTCTAGAAGGAATAGTAATAGTATCTGTTTTAAGACTTTTGTTTATATAATGTTCATAATATAAAGCAAGAAATAATGCATTACTCATATTATCCACAGTTACAACGTATTTAGCACCTGTATATTGGGCTAGTGCTTGTTCAAATTCATTAGTTATATTATATACTTTATTACTCATTATTTATTATATTGAGGGTGGATTTCTTTATTAACTTTTTTTATTTTTATAGGTACTATATTTTCTGGTATTATATATGTTTTAGTTAGTTTTTTAACATTATCTATTTTAGATAAATACTCTGGCATTTTGTTAAAAATTTGTCCATAATAAACCCATTTATTATCATCTTTTTCCCACTTACTATTTTCACTATCTCTAACTTTTATATTATTAATACACTTACTTACATTATTTTCAAAATAAATTAGTGTTATATTAACATTATCTACATTGTTTTCTAAATCATTTATACATTCTTTTAACATTTTTCCATTACAAAATATAAACCCAGATATAATGATATTTCCTCCATTATTTAGCCTATCTATAATTTCATCATATCTACACTCAGCATTAAATTTACTTTTATCCCTATCATTTAACCAACAACTTAACCAACTATCATATGCTTTATATTTTTTAAAAGGATTATTTTGAATATAATTTATTAATGTAGTTTTCCCAGAACCTGGGAGTCCTACTACTATTATAGCATTTTTATTATCATTTATATTAAAAAAACTATTCATTTATATCTATTACTGTATGGTTTATACTATTTATAATTGGAAGTAAATTTATTAGATCTTTATTTAATACTATATAAAATTCATTTATATCTTTTTTAAACATACCAGTATCAATTAACTTTGTTTTATTTTTTTTATCTTTATATATTACTTTATTATTACATATTAATTTAATATCATCATCCTTTTTATTATCGTAAAATAAAATACTAACATTATTATTACCATAAGGAGTAGATATAAAAAATTTTATTTTTTCGTTATTTGAGTGATTAAATAGTTCTAGATTTTTATGAAATTTTATAGCATCATCAGTATAAATTTTTGATGTTTTAAATTCAAGAGGCTTAAATAATTTTTCAGACATATAAGTAGATATTCCCCAATTTTTACTTAAAAAAACTTTATGATCCATTAATGATATTACTTTCAAAAGATTTTCTTTATTCATAGCATATAAATGTGTACCTTGTTCTCTAATATGTTTTCCATCATTTGTTGGAAAAACTATTTTTTGACCAAAATCCAATATTTCATTTAAATGTGATTTATCAATAATTGTATCATACGACAAAAAAATAAATTGCTCAAACCCATGATTAATCATAATCTCTCCCATTCTTTTAGTATGTGAAATATGAGCCCAACCATAATAAGGTTGTGTAGTATTCATTTTAAATGTTTTATTATTAATATGCCATTCACTCCACATACAAAAGGCTCTACTAGGCCACTCAGTTAAAATATTTTCTGATGTTATAAAGCAATAGTCTACCATATTTTGAACTTTTATAGAAACAGATATTGGTGACATTATAGTAACTTTATATCCTTTTTCCTTTATAAAAAGAATATTTTTTATTAGATAATCTTCTTTTTCTTTAGTATCACAATAACAACTAATACAAAAAACCAAATTCCTATTCATTACTTATATGTAAAATTACTTGATTATAATATTCTATAAAATGATCATTCCACAAATCCCAAGTTATACGAGTTCCATTAACAGCTCTTGCTTTATAATTTTTAAATTGTTTTAAATACTTATCTCTAAAATATCTAAATTCTGTTTTACTTTCTTTTGTACTTAAATGCCATTCACCAACTATACAACCAACATTATTTAATAAAAAATCCATGTTTTCATCCATAAAAATATGATACTCACCACCTTCACAATCAGTTTTAAGAAAATCAATATAATTTATATCATAATGCTTTATAAAACTACTAAATTTAATACCATCAAATTCATCTTCACCCCCAAATAACATATTAGATTTTGTTACACTATTACTATGTGTTATTCCTTTATCAATAATAATTACATTCCCATTTTCACCTAAATTTTTATTTATGGTTTTTAATTCTTTAATACTTGGTTCTAAACAATATACTATTTTTGGATTTTTATCTAAAATTGAATATGTAAAAGGTCCTACACTAGCACCAATATCAACTACAACATCACCCTCTTTTACTTGATAAATTTCTTCATATTGTTTCCTATTCCAAATTTCATCAATCATACCACTTTTATGAAATCTAGCTAAATCACTATCTTCACTCATCCACCCCCAATCAAAATTTTCTAATTCCAACTTCATTTTTTTAAATATTTTAAATAATTATGAGTACCATCTGCAACAGGATAATAAGGCTCCCAACCAGGCATTTTCATATCTTCATTAGCACAAGTATAATGTTGATACCATTCTGGTATTTTATCTTCAGTAGTATAATCATACTTGATATTCATTCCCTTCAACAAATCTTCAAACAACATAGGTTTACCATAACCTACATCAAATACACCTCTATCTAATTTAAATGCTGCTAAATTAGCATTAACTACATCTTTAATATATATAAAATCCCTTAATGGTTTTTTAGGAAATAATGTAAAGGATCCTTTTTGATATGCTTGATAAGCAACAGATGCCATTTTACCTTTATGTTCTTCACCAGGACCATAAACATTAAAATACCTAAGTGCTACAAATTTTTCACACGCTTTTAAACCATATTCTTCAGCTAGCTTTTTAGACCAACCATAAATGTTAGTAGGTAAACCATCACCTAAACCATAAGTAGCAGCTGAAGAGGAATATATTACTTTTTTATCATATTTTCTAGCTAAATCAAATATATCTTTACTTAAAGTATAATTATAATATAACATTTTATTACAATCATGTAAAGTTGTATCTGATATAGCTCCAACATGAAATATTCCATCACATTGTTTAATAATTGTTTCTAAATTTTTATATTCAGGGGCTTTATTTGTTGATTCATCAACATTTATCTCCCAAACATGCCATCCTAAATCTTTAAATTTATGTAATAAATTACTTCCAATAAATCCATTACTACCAGTTAATAATACTTTCATATCCATTTTTTTATTTTATCAAATACTTGCTTAGGTGTTATACTTGTATGACATTCAAATTGTCTATCAGTATCCTGATGTTTAGGACAATTATCCCAATCACCTAAATCAATATTTTCAGTATGCCAACAACCATGACATACATTTTTATTAGTTATTCTTATATAATCCTCTTCATTTAAATCAAACTCATTCCAATCCTCTGTAAAATTAGCAATCATTGCCACAGGTTTTCCTAAAGCATGAGCTACCCAAGCCATTCCTGATGATAATCCTATATAAAACTCTGAATGTTCTATATAATTTATGACCTCTTCTAATGACATCCCAATTTTCTTAACTGATTTGTTAGGTAAAGCATTATAATGAGGAGGCTCACCAAATAGTTCATGTAACTCTAAACATACAGGTGTTAAATTAGATTTACGAAGCATTCTACATAAATCATTCCAATATGGAGATTCACCTCGTACTACTTTACCATCAGGATGATTCCAGTATTTCATTTGCATAGTAGAATGAATCCCAAATGTAATATATTTATTTTTTAAAGGACGATCTGTTTTAAAACTATCAATTTTAGGTCTAAGATAATTACAATCTTTAATTCCTAATTGTTCAGCAAAATATTGTTGTAAAGGTTTAGTGAAATTATGTTTTATATGAATTACATTATCAAAATATTTATCCTCTCTATTAATTATTTTAATATTTGGATATGATTTTTCAAACAATTTATTAAAATCTAAATTACCCCTTAAATAAACATCAACATTATTTTTATTAGAATATAAGTCTAAAAAAGGCATTATTGCAACTGTATCACCTAAAGAATTAGAATGTAAATCTATTAAATGTGTTTCTTTTTGAAAAATACTATTACTAGGATATGATTTTTCATTAAGTCTACTTGACATAATATCAATAATTTTACCATTGACTTTAATAGCTAATGAATCAAATTTATATGGTATCGAACTCCACATACCATTATTAATGACATCAGAAAATTTTACCTCTTTAGTATTAATATCTATAAATTCAACTTTATAATTTTTATTATAATCTCCCCTAATTTCAATCTTTGGTGATGGAATAAAAGATGTTATAATTTCATTATTATCTACAGGTCCTTTATAATTTTTCATAAAATCTACTAAGGTATCTCTTCCAATTTCAGCTACAGTATCCCAATTAAAATCTTTATGTATAATTTTAGCATCCTTTAATGCTTTAGCTTTATGTTTATTATAATTTTTATAAGCATCTCTCATTACTTTTGATAAATCATCAAAATCAGGTTCATAGTAATTACCTGGAACTTGGGCTGTTGTTACAGCCATTGTATATTTTGAATCTTCTTGATATGTTGCTACTCTTTCACCTATAATATTTACAGGTAATCCTTTACCCTTTGCAAATTCTAATTGAGCACTACAATTTGAATAAATAGAAGGAGTTCCACAAGCCATAGCCTCAATTAAAGGCAAATTCCAACCTTCACTTCTAGAACATGATAAAAATACATGACCTTTTTTAATATATTTTATATAGTCTTCTCTAGATGGAAAATGTTTAATTTTTAACCTACTATCATCTAATTTCCAATATTTTAATCTTTCTTCTGTAGTAGTAAAACCATCAATTCTATCTCCCCATTTATTATCTATAGATAATATTAAATCAATAGGTTCATCTGGTGAAAATGTCTTTAAAAATACTTCAATAATTTCCTTAGTTGATTTTCTATAATCCCACCTTCCAAATAATATAAATTTAAATCTTCCATCATCATAATCTATATGATTTACTTCATCTGGAAAAAAAGTATTGATATCAACTCCCTCAGGTACAACTTTTACTTTATTAGCATCTACACCTTGCTTTATAGTACATTCAGCTTGCCACTGTGAAGGGACCCATAATTGATCAAATGTTTTCCATTTATTAAAAAAAGCTTCAGGTTGTAATGTTGATTCCCAAACATTATATCCTATTTTTGGACCATTATAATTATGATAAAAATAATGATGGTTTGTTTCTGATAATATGATGTTTACATTATGTTTAAAATCATTTTTGTATTTAGAATAAATTTTATGATTACCTATTTTTCCTTTTGATTGATCTATCCACAAACTTTGTTTATCTAGAATTTTTTTATCAACATCATTAAGATATGTTTCATCATTATGAGGTTCATCTGTTTTATCAATTCCTAACCAACTATTACCTATAGTAAAATTCCTAACCTTAATATCAATTAATTTAGATAAATGTCTAAAAAAATCTCTAGTATGTTGGTTGTACCCTCCTGCTCCTATATAACTAGCATGTGCTAAAACTTTTGGTTTTTTATCTTCCAATTCTATTTAACTTTATTAATGTGTCTACATTTATACCTACAATATTTGCAATATGAATATACAATTTTTTAGTAGTACCTCCAAATTCTTCAGTAATTTCTTTAATATAATCTTTATTTAACTTAAATTCTTTAGCTAAACCTTTTATTAAATTATCCATTCTATCAAACTCATCCTTCATCCCATCTTCAAACAGTTTATTGTAACGTTTTCTAGCTTTTACTTCTATATCTGCATATAAATTATCTCCTTCATAATTATCACCTTGGTAATTTTTAATGAATTCATTTTGTTCTTCTTTCATCCATTCCAATTCCCATTTAGCTTGTTCAAAAAAAGGAGAATACTCAAAGTCTCCATTTTCAATTTTATCAATTAAAGGAAATTTAGTAGGAAGAAATTTATGTGTTTTAAATCTTCTCCACCAGTAAAAAGGAAGTGCTTTTCTTCCACTTGGTTTTTTTGGTATCATTTAATAACTTATTTGCATTTATTTGCGCGTTATATGCGATTTAACGCACTACTAATTAATATTTATATGAGTCGTTGAAGAAATAACCCTACAATATTTAACGAAATCTTCTACCTTTCTTCAATTTACCTTTTTCAAAATTACGATCCCACTCTTTTATATTCTCTTCTAATTTATTTTCACTTTTACCAAAGAATTCTAAAAACCATCTTATAATAGCCATTATGAAAATATTTTAGATAAAACTAAGGTTGCTATCATTCCAACAAAACAAATTGAAATAGCTTTCATTGCAAATTCTTCAGATCGTTTTTTTCTGTCACTATCATAATAAGGATGTTTTTTTCTCATATTTATTTAATTTTTAATTTAATTGTATTATATGCTATCTCTAATCTATCACCTACTTCTAAATGTTTATATTTCTTTAATTTAGATAATCTAGTTGACTCTTTTAATACTTTATCTTTAATACCTTCACCAAGGGCTTGATATAGTATTTCTTCAATTTTATCTACCATTTATTAAAATAATTTTTTACCTAATATTAATGGAGAACTATCTTTATGTACTAATATATGGAAGCAATTATCAAATTCTTTAATAATTAATGATTTATTTTTTAATAATTTATAATTTTTATAAACATATTCAGTAATTTCATTGATTTTTTTATCTTCCATCATCATTTTTTAATTTATTTTTAATAATTTCGCTAATTAATTCACTTTTTTCTTTTTCTAATTTAGAAATTTTAGATCTTAATGTTCTATTATTTCTTTCTAATTGAGTTACTCTCCAATTAATTCTTTGTATATCATTATTCATTTATATATAATTTATTGTTTCTAATATACATTTTACCTACTGGAATTTCAATTAATTCTCTACCTAGTAAATCATATATTTTATTATTGTTAATTTTATCTAATATTAATTCATTTATTGATGTTGTACCTCCCATACTAAACAACACATAAGTACTATCAGTATAATCAAATATTAATGAATCACAATAAGTAGGACATGCTATTATTTGATTCGGAGTATAAATGTATGCATCATAACAAAACTTAACTGTGTCAGTCATGTTTATTAATGGGAATGAATATGGATTGTTTCCTTGTGGTGTATAACATGTTAATGTATTACATGCTGAAGCTTCCATTCTATAGAATCTACCATATTTAAAATTCCATTTGCTTCCATGTATACTGTTAAAGGTAAACCTTGAAGTACAGTGTATGACAATGAGTCACATAAATTATTTTGTGCTTGTGTTTGTAGTCCAAGCGAAACTAATAATACTACTAATATCTTTTTCATTTTTTTAATTTTTAATTAATATACAAAATCCATTTTCATAACCCAAGTTATCCATTACATCAATTTAGGTAATCTAAATTTTAATATTGGATTTCCATTTACAGTTGGCTGACCTAACTCATCAATACCAATTTCTTTTACCTTTACAGGTTTATTTCTAAATTTCCCAACCATAATAGTATCACCTATTTCAATTGGTATAATAAATTCTTTTCCTTTATAAGTTGCTTTCATTATTTATATACTTTCATTTGACTTATTTCACTCACAATTTTATTTACAGCTTGAGCCGTGTGAGTATTCGACTTTTTATTTTGATTAATTTGCTTTTGTAACACTTTAATATGATCAACTTTTCCTTTAGAATACTGCTTATAATCCAACCAAAAACCTACCGCTACAATTAGGTTCATACCTAATGAAGCGAAAAGGGTTTTTACATCACCATAAACATCCCAATTCATCGACAGATGTATGTGACCTACAATCCAAAACGGAATTGCTAGTTGTTGGCTTATCCAAATTAACAAAAATACTATAAACTTTTTCATCTTACTTCGCATCTAATTCCCAGTATTCTTCCTCAATTGCATCCTCAATGGTTTCACAAAACATAAAGTGGGTTTGTGATCTCAAAACATGATCGCAGCCTTTCCAATCCCTATACGCTTTAACCAGGTCCATATTTAATCTATCAGTACCTTTAATGATGAATTTACTCACATTAACCTCCTGCTTTACCACATAGGCTTGGTTGTTAGCATATTTTAGTGTGTGTACTCCAATCATCGTATATACATATTAGGGCCTGGATATTTGTAGCAAAAAGCTTTCGACTTATTTACTTCTTTTTCCACGCTTTGTTTTAAATTCACTTAATATTTGTTTATTCTTTTTCTTTTTTTTCTCTGCTATTATTTGTCTATAAATTGGACTTTCCCACTCACAACCTCTATATTCTTTTCTAGCCATTATTTCCACAAAATTTGAATACAAATTAATGATAAGGACAGTATTAAACTAACCATTGTTTTCATATTAATTCCTTCACTAAAAAAATACCAAACACCAATTGCATAAATAATCATTCCTACTCCAAATCCTATAAATCTAGCAGGCCATAATAAACCTCCAAACCCACCAACCGTATATTTAGTTCCCCAAATATAAAAAAACGATAATATTATTCCTGCTGCTGCTACCCATATTTCATTCTTTCTAAACCAATCCATTTTAAAAAATTGACCATTTAATTGAAAAAAGGTTAGTATATGGGCAACTACAAATGCCCCTATACCTATTAATAAATCGTAATACTTCATACTATTTTTGCTCGTTAAAATGATTTAATAAATCCATACCTTTTAATGCATCAACAGTAGCATCAAATTTTTTAAACATATATTCTTCATCTTGTCTAAATCCTAATTTAAACTCAACCCAACTACCACTTTCAAATGAAACTAAAACTGTTGTAAATGAACGATTACTAACATATCCTGTTCCTTTTTGCACAGTAGCATTTGAATATAATTTTTTATACTTATCAAGAGTATAATCTAATAAATTACTTTTCTTAACATAACTATCAAATCTCCATTGTTGATCTTCGTTATGTTCATTTAATTTAACTAATAATGAAGATGGTTTATAAGCTCTATATTGTGGAGTTATTCTAGAACACATTAATTTATCACCTTCTAAACTAACCATTGATTCATCAGATTTTAACTCACCAGCATAAAATCTTTTATGTTTTAAATAAACACCACCACTTACTGTGTTAAATGTTACTTCATGAGTAAATCTATTATCACCCCATCCAAATGATCTTTCAGTTGTATTAACTCCTGTTTCAACACTTCTATCAAAATTAACACCTTCTTCAAAACCAGCATCAGTAAGCATATCTATCGTTTTCTTTATACTTGCTACTCTATCAATTACTTGTTGATTTTGTCTTTTTATAAAACTATCAACTTCATTTAATTGTTCTTGATTTAATACTTGGAATAATTCTAATTGTTCTAACATAACCTTTATTTTTTTTAATTTATACTTGGCTTTACGCCCTTATTTACTCTGTAAATATACGAACCCTCTTTGCGGTAGCCAAATTTTTTCGCAATTACTTTCTATTATTTTTTGATATAAAATCACCGCTATCATATGATTTTAATATATGACATTGTTTACATAATAATTTATAGTTTGATGGTTGTTCACCTTCAAGTGTATGTTTACTATCTGATATAATATGATCGACATCAAACAAACCTGCTAATTGTTTTATAGGCCTATTAGGATGAAATTTTTTAGCATCATAACCACATTCTTCACATTTTAATTCATCATCTAATATTTTTTCAACTTTATACATTAAATGTGGTCTAGATGGAGCATTAGCAGCATATTTTTTATATTGAATATGAATAGGACAGTATTTATATTGCTGTGAAGCATTATAAAATTCTGTTTCTCTATTACACCAACTAACCTTACACATAATTTTTTCTTTTAATTATACCTAAATATACGAAAAAAAAACCGGGTATCCAAATGGATACACCGGTTTTATTTAATTAATGTAAATTAACTTATTTTTTACCTACAAAAAATTGAGCTAATATTACTAAAACTACTAGTCCTACAAATCCACCATTACCTAAGTCATTAACTAGGGCAGTTAGATTAGCAATTACATCCATTCCGAATACACTTGCTCCTGTAAGAACAGTCCATAAGATTGTTATTGGAAGTAGTGCCATCATAATTGACAATAATCCTCCAAAAAATCCATTTACATACTTAATTACATTTTCCATTTTTTAAAAATTTTAGTTAAACAATATTAAAACTTAAGACCAAATCCTAACATTAAGTTAGTTGTTTTTTCTCCTAAATTATAAACTACCTTAGGATCTACAAATACATTTTTGTGAAATGTAAACATTTTTCCTAATCCTAGACTAAGATTATCAGTGTTCATGTCTGGTGCAGATAAATATGCATAAACATCATGACCTCCTACTGTCATAAAATATCTAGCATGTAAATCTAATACCATGTCTGCTGATGAATCAACTTGTGATAAGTTTAAACCTACCATAAGTTTATCAGATACACCGTATCCTAATGTTGGAGCTACAGACCATTCAGTCCAAGCTGTGTTTGCGATATCTCCAGTACCAATGTACCAATCGCCCTTCGCGTTTTGCGCATTAACTCCTACTACAACAAGCAGTGATAGAGCAAATGTTAAAATCATTTTTTTCATTTTTTTGATTTTGGTTA